TTCGAAAGTATTGACATTTAGGTCAAAACCTTCACTCTATTTTAATTCCTATAAAGCGGGTCCTAATTCATCCATCGCTGTTCTTGGTATTGGGCTAGATTTAGTTGCTTGAATCATGAGACCAGAGAGATACATCCAGTATTGTAAAATGTCCTATGGACGTGGATATTGGGTGCTTTTAATCACCTTTGTCTTGTGCTCAGTCATTATCTTACCCGTGATTCCTTTCTTTCTTTTTAAAGGAGAAATACCACTGTTAGGCCGCATTGCGGTTCTACCAGAGGCACGGGGAAAACGTCGTATGATTGGAATTACCGATTGATGAACGCAAGTACTCTTGAGACCTCTACATGATGACATATATACCTTCTTAGGTAAAATTCCTAATGATGGTACTAATGATCAATCCAAACCAATTAAAGCATTGCTTAAAAGTTTGGATATACAATGTAATGTCAAAACAGGAGGAAAGAGGCTGCAATCAATGGATCTTTCCGCAGCGACTGATAGACTACCTGTATTGTTGCAAAGTCAAATCCTTAATATTCTTGGATTTGATGGTGATGGGTGACGTAGAGTATTAGATAGAGAATGATACCTTGGTGGTGAACTACTTTCTTATAAAGTAGGTCAACCGATGGGTGCTTACTCTTCTTTTGCTATGCTAGCTCTAACACACCATGTCATAACCAGAATTGCCGCAATAAGGTGTAAAGTAAATCCTAGTACGTTACTTTATGCTGTTCTCGGTGATGATGGAGCAATGGCAAACAAAAAGGTGGCTAAAGCCTACCAGGAAATTTTCAAGTCATTAGGAATGGAAATTAATCCTATTAAAGGTTTTGATGGTACTGTCCTGGAGTTCGCTAAACAGATTTGAACTATTAATAATTACAATCTTAGTCCCTTGGGTGCCAAGAATATTTTACTCTTTATGCGTAATGTTGAATTTTTACCAAGTCTTCTCTATGAATTAATTGTTAAAATGTTCCCTTTCTTTTTAAAGGGAAGAGTCTTATTAACCTTTCAAGGTTCTAAGATAAGTAACAAACGTAATTGAAAGAGAACCGCTGATAGTTTTACAGCATTACCCATAATTACAATCCAATCTCTTGAGAATTTAGTTGGAATCCTTTTCTTCCAAAAGAAGAATAAATATACATTAGAAGTTAGTTTAACCCCTAGTGTAGAAGATGCCTTCAGATATCTTAGAGTAAGATTGAGAGTTTTAATGGCCATTGGTCCAAGGAGTGGATTATGATTTATTAATCGTAATCTTATTAGTTATATATCTGAATCAAAGTATATGGCAAGATTCTATCGTGAATTGTTCATAACCGCTCTCGAGCACTGGAATTTTATGTCCCGTGGTCAATTGATGAAGTATATGAGAACAAAAGATGAGAGGACCTTACGTCGTAACATTTGAAGAGATTTGCTAAAAGATTTATCGACTAGTTATGTTTTATTGTTGGAGTTTTTACTCCTACCATTTACGTTTCTACCGATTGAAAATATGAAAAGTGCCAGGTTCTCGCATTTTATGAATAGAACGAATTGAATACTTATAATTTTCAGTCCGTCTTCATTTAATTTAGTTCTTTCTTTATTTAAGTTGATAAAGAAAGCTATATACAAAGCTTGATTGATCTTTAGACTTAATTGGCTAAGATCTCTAAAATATTGATCATTACATGGTTTCATGAGTGAACTATTTATTGCTTCAGTATTAAGCTTCTTATTGACCAGAAGTTTATTCATTACATTAGAATGGATGTTATTATGTTTTGTATGACATAAGATAGTAACGTCTGACTATTTCTCGAAAGAAATTATCTGGTTAGTCCATGAAACTACTGGTTTTGCCTGATGACAACCGTATGATCCTTTAGGTGGTAACGTTTCTACACTTATGAAAGTTGTAGATAAAGTACGCCTTGAAGATTCTGGTGCATATAAGGAAATTATTAGTATGCTTCGTGGAAATAAACAAATCATTGGATATCTCAGACGAAAGAATGAGTCTCTACAAAAGATTAAAGGAATTAAACCTTATACAAAAATTGATGGAATATCTATTAATAAAAAGATTAAGTTTAATCCTAATAGAAAGAGAAAGATGAGTATAAATTATTCTAATAAACCTCTTATTGTAAAAGGGTCAACCGCAATCATGAAAATGAAAGGGTCTCCTACTATAAGAGAGGTGGTTCATGGAACCAACTAAGATTATTTGAAATATAATTTTATTTCGATCACTCGATAATTCTATAATATCGTAATTATTTATATAATACTTTATTATGTCATTAGGATTATTTAAAGATAAT